TTCTAATTGTTTTAATTGAACATTTAATTCATATTCATATTGCATTAACTCTTTTTTTGTTTGAGCTTCTACTTCTAGTTTTTTTATTTCAAATTCAATATCAGCTTGTCTATATTGTATTTTAGATTCTGTTTTAACTTGCTCTGCTTGAGCTTTAGCTTGTTCAACTACAATTTGCGCTTGACCCTGTGCTTCAGCTTGTGCTGCTGATGCCGCTTTGGCCATTTCTTGATCTTGATTTTGCTTTCTTACTCTTCTAATTTTAAGTAATTGATTAGCAAGTTTAAGATTTTTTATTTCACGTATATCAATAGCGTCTTCTAAATTAATACTATCTCTTGATAATGCAGCTTGTATGTTTGCTTCTAAAATAGCTTTTTGCTCTTCATCAGGTTCTAATTCTAAAAATATACCAAAATCATGCAAATGTAAGTTTTTCATTTCTTCTAAAGATCCTACTGAAAATTGACCTAAAGAATCAATAAAAGCTTCTTTTGTAGGATGAAACTCTAATACATCTTTAAATCTTAAACATATAGCCTCAGCTAAGGCCAATGTTATATACATACTTGATGATAATATATGTCTTGTAGCTGTATTACTGTTTGCTGCTGCTAATTTCTGTACTCCAACTAGTGAATTTGGATCAGGATCAGAACCATCTCTAGCTTCATTTAAACCAGTAATATCTCTTATCATTTGAAGATACTGATTATATGCTGCTACTAATATTTGTATTTGATTACCTTGAGTTCCAGGTAATTCTTGTATTGGCACTTTACCTGGATTAGGATCACCTTCTACAGTTAAAGATCTACCAATAATAGAACCTGTAGAAAAATACATGTTTAATGCTTCTTGAGCATTATAATTGGTTCCATTACCTAAATCAACTTCTGCAATACCATCAGCATCTATAAAAACACCTGATGGAACCATTCTTTGTATTGTTTGTTGTAGTTTTAAATGTGTTAACTGAATTAAATCAGCATAAGGCGTCATTTTAGAAACTAAAGAATTTATATTACCTTTATACATTCTTGGAGCTGATACAGTATAGTTCATTAATACTTTATTAGTATTTGAACTAGGCCTTATCATGTTTTTTGCTTTTTGCCACTTAAGTAGTATATTACTACCTAATATATAAGCTCCTTCATAAACAACCTCTCTAGCTTGTGCTACTCTTTCAAATCTTGTTCTTTTATCTTGTGGTGGGTTAAATTTATCATTTTTTAATATAGCTTTATCAGCACCAGTAGATGTTTCTTTAATTTTATAAACGTTGTTTTCCCAAGTTTTCCAATTAAAATATAATACAGTAAGTGTATTATTATTATCTATTTCGCTATTAAAATTATTATTAAACCAGTTATTATTATAATCAACCCAATTAGAACCTTTTTTAACAAATTCTGCTATTTCTTCATTTGGTAAATTTGGAAATTGTTTTTTAAGTTCGTTAAGATTTATTCTTTTAATTTCTCCAAAATAATAACAGTCTTCAAAATTAGGATCTTCAGTATAAGACCAAACTAAATTTGCGGGATCTACATAGTCTAGTTTTATACCATCTGTATTGTTAAACGTGTTTTTTACAGCTCCTATGCCTAATACAGCTAAATCATAATCAACGCGTTTTTTTAATTCTGGATATTTATTTGTTAGAAAAACATTATTAATAGCTTGTTCTTCAGCTATTTCTATACCTTGTTTATATGCTAATTGCATGTATAATTCAAGTTCTTCTGTATTTGTAGGCATATCATCTTGTTTGATATTTCTAGCATCAACACCTACTTCAGCTTCTATTTGTTTTAATAAAGATTGAGCATTAATATCTCTTTGAACTTTATTTACAAAATCTGTTCTTTTTCCTGTTGATATAGGATCTTGCGCAAAAGCTTTTATATCAAAAAGTCGATCTTGCATACCGTTTACAACGATATCTACAAATTTAGGAATAATAGGTACAGGTTTCCAGTCTAAATTTAAATAAGACAAATCACCGTTTATAGCAAATTCATCTTTATATTTTTTAACAGACTGCTCACCTCTAGCATATAATCTTAACCTGTGAAACTCTTCATTGGTTTGATAATACATACCGGGGTTATTATCTTTATTGAACCATTCTTGTTCAATAGCCCTTCCAACCGATAAACCATATTCAGAAGACATTTTTTCTTCATCTGAGACAGCTTGACTCGGAAATTGTGTAGGAAGTTGTCCTGTTGTTATTGCCATAGTTATTGTATTATCTTACTCATTGATCCGTCGTTTTTATATTTTGCAAAACGAAAATCTATTTTTTTTGTTGTTCTTTCCATATTAGGCCTATACATATGTTTTCTACACGCCATAATTGCAAGTCCACTACTTATGGATGCATCATGAGATGTTCTTCTTGATATATCAAAACGCGCCCAGTCTTCTAATGTTTTTTGAAAATACATATTACCATGATTTTCTTCTTTACGTCCTACATAGTCTTCTATGTAAGATTCAATAGCAGCTGCGTGTGCTTGTTTTATATCTTCAGATGTATTTGGTATACCTCCTAATTCTATTTCTGTTTTAGATAAATTACCTAAAAGTTTATCAGGTCTGTTCATAGAAAAACCTCTATAACCTCTTCTTTTTAAATGATATAATAATCTTGGTTTATTATTTTCAGCAAGTATTGGCATACCATAAAACACTAATGCCATTAATACTTCTTCAAAAAATATTTCTGCTGTTTGTGGTCGTGCTATGTATTCTAAGAAAAACTTAGTATTAGGCACATCATTCACCATAGAAAAAGTAGTTAATCCATGAAGAGCACCATTAGACCCACCACCCCCAACAGTACCGCTGATGTCATAACTATCACACCCGAAGGCTCCGAAGCCATCATTACCAGGATATTTAATACCATTTTTTATGATTATATTATTTTGTATGTTATCTGGCGGTATCCATGATATTTTAAATCTACCATTTTTACTAGGAACCCATATAACTTTAGTATCTTTTATACCATTTTGCCAAGCAAAAGTTCCACGAACAACATAACCTTTAATAGCCATTTCTTCGTTAAAATCTATTTGCTCATATATTTTAGTTAAATTAAATAATGAATTAACTGTTTCATCTCTAAAAGCATGCTTTTCAGATCTTGGAAATTGTCTGTAATATTCATTTAAAGCATCACTATCTTTTTTTAATCCTTCTACTTCATTTTCCCAATGATCAATGACTCCCGTAAATATTTTTTCCCCATCAATTCCTTCAATCGGGTCTGATGGTGTATCGAAGACAGGATATCCGTATTTGTCAATAAACCCTTCGTATCCCCACTCCATAGGTATGAACAAAGAATATAGTCCACTTGTAGTCTGGCCATTGCGGTTTCTATTTGTGACATCTGAATTATAAAATAATTTTTTAAAGTTATCTCCACCTTTATTTAAAGCATTAGATGTAGATCCCATCATACATTTACCTACTACTTTGGCACCGAGCCTGAGGCACGTTTTCGTGACTCTCCAGTTGTTGAGTATATTGTCCGGCCTCTCCCATTTACCGGATTCATCATGGACGAGGAGTTGTAATTTCTCTCCATCATACGAGTTGTCTCCCGTGTTCTTCCAATCGATTGTTGTATCGAGCCCCTTCCCAAATTCCTCCTGACTATAGGTCTCTTTGATGGCGTTTCTGGTAAGTCTTCTTGACGGTATCTTATAGGATAACTCCGTCTTTGGTCGTTCCATCCCATCCTGTATTGGTTTGAAAAAAAATGGATAGTTGATTGATATGGGTACAATCTTGTCTGTAAACATCTTCTTCGCATCTGCTCCAGTTTTAGATAAGACCCCAAATCTAGAGTCCTTGGAAGTTGTTGCCAAGTTAACAGTCTCTGAGGATGCCATGAAGCTAAAGCCAGACCGTCTGTTCTTAAGGTAGCACATTCCATAAGATCTCTTATCTGCCTTGCAAGCCTCCCAGAAGTAGTAAAATATCCTGTTTGCCTGCCTAAAATCTGGTGCTCCCACGTCGATCTTTGTCCAGGATAAATAGACATAGTGCGATCCTGTAATGTAGTTCGGGGCACCGTTGCACATGAACCAATACCCATCATTACGATAATTAAACTCACTATCAATATATTGGTAGTATTTTTCTTTAATATCCTCTGGGTAAGATTGAAAATCATATATGCTTTTTATTTTATTTAAAGATTCTGGTTTATTTTTTATTCTAAAATATTGATCTGTTTGTTTTAAGTCTTCTCCATCTATTTTGTTGGGAGTTTTAGGTATTGCTACCTTAAGACCTTGTATTTCATATATATCACCTATTGTACCATCTTTACTTATTACAACACAGTCTAATTCTTCATTATATCCATATTCAAACTTCTTA